AGTTTGTCGAAGGATGAGGCTTTGTCTCTTGTCAGCGCCGCAGCTGATCTCATCCTTCGACAGGCTCACCCTTTGACACGCTCAAGGCGAAGCCGCTCTTGTGACCACATCCCGTCGCCCGCGCCGTATGGGGCGCGGCCTCACATTGCAAACGAGAAGGTGCTTCCGATGGACGAGACCGAGCTCAAGGCAGTGCTCGCGGCCGAGCGCGCCGCGGCGCTGGGCGGCATGGCGGGGGCCGAGCTCGCCGCAGAGCGCGCCCGTGCGATGGACTACTACCTCGGCGACATGGACGCCGACATGCCGGCGGCCGAGGGACGATCGCGCGCCGTGTCGACCGACGTCGCCGACACGGTCGACGGCATCATGCCGTCGCTGATGGACATCTTCACGGGCTCGGACGAGATCGTACGCTTTGCCCCTATGGGGCCGGAGGACGAGGCCGCCGCGCAGCAGGAGACCGACTACGTCAACCACATCTTCTTCCACGAGAACGACGGGTTCGTCGTCCTGCACGGAATGATCAAGGACGCCCTCATCCAGAAGAACGGCATCGTGAAGTTCTGGTGGGAGGAGGGTCGGGACGGGGAGCGCGAAACCTATACCGACCTGACCGACGACGCCTTCGCTGCGATCGCGCTGGAGGCGAGCCGCGGCCTGGTCGAGATCGTTGCGTATACCGCGCGCGAGGTGCCGCCGGCCGACCAGGCGGGCGAGGCGCGGCCGACGACGAAGCTGCACGACGTCGTCGTCATCCGCGGCCGGTCCCACGGGCGCGTGCGCGTCATGGCGGTGCCGCCGGAAGAGTTCCTGATCTCCGCCCGCGCGCGCTCGATCGCCGACGCGCCCTATTGCGCGCATGTCGTGAAGCGGACAGTGTCGGAACTGATCGCGGCCGGCTACCCGCGCGAGGTGATCGAGCGGCTGCCGAGCGGGACCGCGTCGGCCGGCGACGAGGCCGCCGCGCGCGCCACCGTGGGCGACGACGACTCCCAGGGCGAGGCGGTCGCGAACGCGGCGATGCGCCTGATCGCGGTGACCGAGCATTACATCCGCGTCGACTGGGATGGCGACGGCATCGCCGAGCTGCGCAAGATCACGACCGCCGGGCCGGGCGACGAGATCCTCGACAACGTGCCGTACGATCGCATGCCGTTCGCCGGCATCACGCCGATCCTGATGAGCCACCGGTTCTGGGGACGATCCCTCGCCGATCTCGTCGTCGACGTGCAGCGGATCAAGACGGCGCTGCTGCGCGCGCTGCTCGACAACGCCTATTTCGCCAACAACCAGCGGCTGGAGGTCGCCGAAACGCACGCATCCGACTATACACTCGACGACCTGCTGACCAACCGGCCGGGCGGTATCGTGCGGACGCGCATGCCGGGCGGATTGACGCCGATCCCGAGCAATCCGATCGGTCCGCACGTATTTCCGGTGCTGGAGTACATGGATGCGACGCGCGAGGTCCGTACCGGGGTGCAGCGCTTTGCGGTCGGTCCCGACGCCAATGCGCTCAACCCGTACAACGCGACGGCGACGGGCGCGAACATCCTGGCGAGCGCGGCGCAGCAGCGCATCCGCCTGATAGCTCGCACCTTTGCCGAGACGGGCATCAAGGACCTGTTCCTCGGCATCCATGCCCTCGTCCTCAAGCATGGCGTCGGCGCACGTACCGTGAAGCTACGCAATGCGTGGGTCACGGTCGATCCCCGGCAGTGGAAGACGCGCAAGGACATGACCGTGCTGGTCGGCCTCGGTACCGGGACGCGCGATCAGATCCAAGCCTATCTGAGCCAGATCCTGGCGATGCAGGTACGTGCGATCGAGATGCAGGGCGGGCCGAGTGGCCCGCTGGTCACGCTGGCGAACGTCTACAATACGCTGCGAAGGCTCGTCGAGAATGCCGGGTTCCGCACCGCCGATGCCTTCTTCACCGCGCCGGCCGAAGGTGACGGCGCATCGCCGCCGGCCCCGGATCCGCGCCACGCCGCGGCCGCGCAGAAGCTCGAGCTCGAACGCGAGAAGGCGGCTCTCGATGCGCAACTCGCGAAATACCGGGCCGACCTCGACGCCGAGGTCGCGCTCTACAAGGCGCGGCTCGGCGCCGAGGTGAAGCAGCGCATCGCCGCGCTCGAGGCCGAGGTCGCGCTGACGAAGCCCGGCGTGCGCCCCGGCGGCGTCGTCGGATGACATCGGATCGAACTGGGAAGACGTGAAGGGGATTGCGGTGCGAGGCCGCAACGAGGGGGGCTGCATGACCGATGAAGAAGGAAAGCTGCGCGACGAGATCGCGGCCGCGATGGAGGCCGAGAACGCGCTGACCCTGCTGGGCAGTGCCTTTGCGACGCTGGAGGCCGAGTACGTGAAGGCCTGGAAGAATACGCCGGCGCGCGACGCCGAAGCGCGCGAGCGCCTGTGGCAGGCGGTGCAGATCGTCGGGAAGGTGGAATCGCATCTGCGCGCCATCGCGGCCAACCGCAGGATCGCCGGGCGTCAGCTCGCCGATATCGCGCGGCTGGGGGAACGGAAGCGGCTGCTGGGGATCGTGTGAACCGGGACGACCCGGCTCATCCGCGATTCGGCGCACACGAATATTCGGGACAGCACCCGCGAGAACGGATGCCCAGCGGCCACGCATGCGCGAGGGGCGCAGCATCACGGTCAAAATCACGGCGGGGGCGGCAGCAGAAAATGTGACGCTGCCGGGCGCGCGGGCCGCTTCGCCCGCAAATGAAGGCCAAAGACATGGAAGGACAGATCGACAATCCGCCGCCGGCGGGAACGGCACCGCTCACCCTCGAGGCGGCGCGCGGACTCCTCACGATCATGGAGGATGCTGCCGCACCCGCTGCAGATGCAGGCGAGGGCGCGCCCGTTTCGACGGCCGCGGCGGTACTAGGACAACCGGCCGATGAGGCCGACGCCGCAGCGCCCGGCGACGATGCCGCGGCGCCCAGCGACGGGAACGAGGATGCGGACGGGGGCGAACCGGATGAGCCGGCCATTGCGCCGCCCGCGTCCTGGCGGGCCTCGGAGAAAGAGGCGTTCAAACGTTTGCCCCGCGAGATCCAGGCCGTGGTGGCCGGGCGGGAGCGCGACCGCGAACGCGCGATCAACGAGGCGATGAGAGGCGCGGCAGAGACGCGCAAGGCCGCTGAGGCCGAGCGCGCCGCCTATGAGACCGAGCGGCGGCGGCTCCAACAGCAGATCGCCGCCATCATGCCCGCGCTCGAGCAGCAGATCGGGATCGAGTTCGCCGACGTCCGCACGCCCGCCGACGTCGTGGCGCTCGCGGAGAGCGATCCGGCCCGCTACGCGCTCTGGCGCGCCAAGCAGGACGCGCTGCAATTCGCGCAGCGCGAACAAAGCCGATTGTCGCAGGAAGCGGCACAGGAAGAGGCCGCCGCGATCCGCGATCTCGCCCGGCGCGAGATCGCGGCGCTTCTCGACAAGCGGCCGGAGCTCAAGGACCGGGACGCACGCGCCCGATTCAACCGCGAGCTTCGCGACTATGCGCTGTCGATCGGCTATTCGCCGGCGCAGTACGACGGCAACCTCTCGCACCTGAACCTTCTGGTTCTCGAGAAGGCCATGCTGTACGACCGTGCGCAGAAGGCGAAGGCCGAGGCGCTGGCGCGGCCCGTGCCCAGGGTCGAGCGACCCGGCACGGCGGGCACGAAGGCGGAACGGGCCGCCGAGGAGCGGGCCCAGAAACTGAAACGCCTGGAGAGGTCGGGCCGCATCGAGGACGCGGTCGGGCTTCTCCGCAACTAGGAGAACAGCGCACATGGCACAGCCGACCAACACCTACGACACTTACGCGGCCGCGGGGCTGCGCGAGGACCTGTCCGACGTGATCTATCGCATCGACCCGACCGACGTGCCGTTCACCTCCAACATCGGTCGGTCCAAGGCGAGCGCGAAATATCACGAGTGGCAGATCCAGAACCTCGCCGCCGCGCGCGACGACAACGCCCGTATCGAGGGCGACGATGCGACCAACACCCAGGTCATGCCGGCGATCCGCGTCGGCAACCGCACACAGATCTCCGACAAGGTCGCCCAGGTCACCGGCACGCTCGAGGCCGTCACCAAGGCCGGCCGCGACAGCGAGATGGAGTACCAGGTCCTGCTCAAGGGCCTCGAGCTCAAGCGCGACGTCGAGAAGCAGATGCTGTCGAACAAGCCGTCGGTGGCCGGCAGCAGCACGACCGCGTCGCAGTCGGCCGGGTTCGAGTCGTGGCTGACTTCGAACGTCTCGCGCGGCACGGGCGGTCTCTCGGGCGGGTTCTCGGGCGGCGTCGTCAACGCGCCGACCGACGGCACCGCCCGGGCCTTCACCGAGACGCTGCTGAAGAGCGTGCTCGCCTCGTGCTTCAGCAACGGCGGCAAGCCGACGATGCTGATGCTGGGACCGGGCCAGAAGCAGGTCTTCTCCGGCTTCACCGGCATCGCCGTCAACCGGCGCGAGGTGAAGGGCAAGGACCAGGGCGTGATCATCGGCGCGGCCGACGTCTACGTGTCGGACTTCGGCACGCTCAACGTCGTCCCGAACATCTTCCAGCGCAATCGCTCGGCCCTCGTGGTCGATCCGCGCATGGTCAAGATGGCGACGCTTCGCCCGATGAAGAACTGGGCGCTGGCCAAGACCGGC